AAAAGTCGGATGCCTTATCTGATAACGCAGACACCTTCGGCCCATTTGAAAACGAAGAGCAAGCAGAGGAGTATGCTAGTGATAACTTCCAGAACTTGGGACACATGATACCCGTGCTAGACCCAAAGGTTTTTGAATACCTATCACCACCAAAGGGTTACGAACCAGAACCGTTAACCGAACCAGAACCGTTAACCCCGGAACAAGAGAAGGAAGCTAAAAGGTGGCTTGATAAATACGGTGGCGACGATGGGCTAGAAAAACTAAAGGAAGACAACCCGAAACTAGCAGAGGCAGATGAACTGGAAAAGATGGCCCCGCAGAATGATTACGAGGCGTTGGTCTTTGGCTTATGGCTGGCACTCACCGCGCCCAAGGAGGACGAGAGGTATGATGAGTGTGTTGCGGGAGGTGGTCGCAACCCTACAAGGCCCAAGGAGGACGAGAGGTATGATGAGTGTATTGCCATAGCAGAAGGAGCAGCAAGAAGGTTAACCGAAGAAGAGGTAGAGCAAGCACAAGAAGAAGCAAAGAGACACGTTCGGTGGCACAATAACCATGATTGATGTCAGCAAAGGGTTCGTTCAGATTCCCCTGTCCCACCACAACAGGTACAGCCTAGCGGCTACGGTGGGTGGGGTGATGAGTGCTCTCGGGTATCGGGATGAGGATCGGAAGGTCGTTCACGATACCCTGCAACAGCTTGAGAGCTATGAACAGGTGGTGGAATTTGCTGAGTCGGTGACCCAAAGCATTGGATGCCCGGTCAGGCTTGACCCCAACCACAGGGCGAGGCACTCTCCTCCCTGACGGGCTTCTGTTATATGTCAGTTACCTGTTTACTTGTGGCGGGGGGGCTTCGGCCCCCTCGTTTTTTATTTCTTCCTCCGCTTAGCCTTGGGCTTGGGTGAGACAATGGCGGTGAAGTTCCCGTCCTTGTTCTGGAGGATGTCTCCCCTTACGAGCATCTGAATGTACTGGCTCCGGGTGAAGCCGAGGCTGGCTGCCCTGTCATCTATTTGTTCCAGCATCTCAGGCTGGCAACTGAATCCTACTGTAGCTCTCATAGCTGGAGAACAGTGACTCAGTGTACCACACTGTGCAACAAAACTTTTTCAAAAAAATTCAAAATAATTGTTGACGGATCGGTGGTGGCTAGTCACCGTGTCTTAGCTTTAGCGGGAGTCGCGCCTAAGAAACGCCATGCCAAGCATCAGGAGCACAGAAAAAAAAGCGATTGGAGTTTATGAATGGGAAACCAACATTGATAAGCTGAAACAGATTGCGTCAGCCGAGGGCATCACCTTCGCTGACTTGATCAAGAGATTAACAAGACATCATTTAGAAAAACATGGAGAAAAACCAAAAGGGGATTGAAAGCGAGGCCATGCCTCAAGACGAAGACAAGATCGCGTCCGACTATTTGGACGCGATGGAAACATCACACCGCAAAGTGTCAGGGGACATAAGTGATAGATTAAAACTAACGCTAACTCTACGCCAAATTATATTAATAATTATTGTGTTGTCAACTATTGGCCGAGCTACATCTGGGCGTTGGTGGTTTGATTACAGACAAGCCTCCCAAGTGCGGCGTTTGTCGGACGAAAACAATCGTTTGGATAATGAAATCAATATGGTGCGTCTTAAAATGGGACACAGAAATGAGAGCATATTAATATACCGTGGGATTTTGGAAAATCGAGATTCGTTACTGGAACAGTCGAGGATGGCAAACAAACAACGCTCGGAACCGTTCGAGTTTGTTAACTGGAGTAGGCCAGATGATCTGGTGGAAGCCATGTTTCAACTTGAGGCTTGGGAGTGTTTACAGTGGGTAATGCGTCAGCCGAAATGGTACTCTTGTTTGAATGCCGAAACCTACAAAAACATGACGGAGTTCTCGCAGAAATTAAACGCCAAAGAGTTACAAACAGCCGCGAAAAATGAGCATGGTAAATAAATGCTTTTTTGCACAGGGTGACTAGTCACCCAACAAATTAACATGGAAGACACGAGTAAATTTAGAACCTGCAAAGCAACAGTAGTGGCTATCGAGCCAAAGGTGCATCAACTCCTATCGAGATGGTGCAAGAAAACAGGAATGAAAAAAGGGGCAGCAGCCTCAACGTTTATAACCGAAGGGATTAAATTAAAAAGACATGAACAGAAAACAAGTAAAGGTTCGGCTTGAACCACAGCAACTCAAGGGGCTAACAGCCAGAGCGCAGGCTACTGGTCAATCGGCTGGCCAGTATCTGAAAGCACTGGTTAGAAACGACATTGAAAACAAGCGACTAAAATTATCTTATGTTTAAAAAAGCAGAGCGGCAAAACCGCAAGTTAAGAATGGCCATCGTCGGGGTAAGCGGCGGAGGAAAAACATACACGGCACTGAAACTAGCCAGCTATCTGGGGAGCAGTACCGCATTAATCGACACCGAGCGTAGCTCAGCAGAGATTTACTCCGCCGAGTACGAGTTCGATGTCGCTCAACTGGATAACTTCCATCCGCAAAATTACATCGACGCCATCAATCAAGCAGCCGATGGGGGCTATGAAGTCCTGATCATAGACAGCCTGAGCCATGCGTGGATGGGCAAAGACGGTGCGCTTGACCTCGTGAACAAGCACGGCAAGAGCTTCAACGCTTGGGGTAAGGTCACGCCACTACAGGACAAGTTGCTGGATACCATGCTGGGTTACCCGGGGCACGTCATTACGACGATGCGACAGAAGCAGTCCTACTCACAGGAGAAGGACGCCAAAGGGAAGATCAGCGTGGCCAAGGTGGGCCTTGCCACAGTACAGCGGGACGGAATCGACTTTGAGTTTGATGTGTTTGGAAGCATGGACACCATGAACAACATGACGATTGAGAAAACGCGCTGCCCTTCGCTGGCTGGCCAGATGTATGCTCGCCCCGGCGAGGAATTGGCTAAGGAGTTGTTGGCTTGGCTGGAGACTGGTGAGCCAGTAGAGGCAGCCAAGTTTGAGAAGCCAGAGCCAGAGCTAGAGCCAGAATTATTGGCCAGCCACAAACTTGACGAGGCTATCCGCAACAAGCTCAGCGAGTTGTTCGTTGGCAAGGAGATAGTGGTGCAGAAGTTCATGGTTATGCGCGGCCAAATCGAAGACGGCGAAACATGGCAGTCGATCACACCGACGTACGCTGAGTCGATTCTACAAAAACCAGACGTGTTTCTTTCCACGGCAATGTCTCATGTTAAATAATTTTAAAGGCAAGATTACAATAGGCGAAGCAGAGCCCGGGGTGGATGAAAGAGGAGGGCTGCCATCAGCGAGTGGTTTGTCGCGGGTGGCAGCCTGCCCCGGTTCCTTCCAGATGGAGAGCAAGTCCGAGGTAACTGACACCTCGTCCCCTGCTGCTGAGCGCGGGACAAGGGTGCACGGCGTGATGGAGGGGCTCGACATTGAGCTCTCACCTGACGAGGAGTTGGTGGCTAAGGAGATGATGGACTACGACACCGTCCTGCTCGACTGCGCGGAACTCATTCGGGAGGTACGCATGTGGTACGAGTGGACGGATGGCGAGCGAATGTTCAGCGGGAAGATCGACGTTGGCGGCATCGACAAGGTAACCGGGAACACGGTGCTGGTTAACTACAAGACAGGCCAAGGTCAGGAGAAGGTCGAGGGCAACTGGCAAGCTATGGCTGAGTCGCTCCTGTTCCACAGGTTATTCGGCAACGAGGGTAAGAGTGTCGTGTACTCGTTCAACCAACCCGAGTCACCGCACGGTAAGGTCAAGACAGGCACGTTCACCGAGGAGGACTTGGCTGCTTTCGAGAAAAAGATTCTCTCCGCGCTTCACCAATCCAAGGCTGACAATCCCCCGCTAATGCCAAGCGAGTCCGCTTGTCGTTGGTGCAAGGGAGCCAGCATCTGTCCAGCCGCAAACTGGAGGGTTGAGGATGCCAGCAATGACGGCAGCAAACCACTAAGCAAAATGTCCACGGAGAACAGGTCGGCTGTGCTCACGAGACAGGAAGCTGCCTTTACCTTGGCTAAATCTATATGGGATCAACGTAAGGCTGAGGCTAGGACGTTACTGGAGAAGAACTCCGGGGGTATCCCGGGGTGGGGCCTTCGCCAAGGACGGACGATCACCAAGGTAAACGATGTCCTGCGTGCCTACCGCGCTGCGATGGAGAAAGGTATATCTGAGGAGGACTTCTTCGGTTCCTGTTCAATCTCCCTGACCAAGTTGAAGGGCTTGTTTGGGGATTCCAAAATGGTGGAAGACAAACTTGATGGAGCTATATCCACATCACGAACGATGGGTAGCATCATCAAGAAATGAACCACCCACCCTACCCTACTATTAAAATAGACAGTCGGCTGTTTGAGTTAGCTCAGTCAAAGGCCGAAGAACTGGTGAAGCATTTTAAGCCAAAGGTTGTTGAGCGTCAGCGCAGCGGCTCACAGATTCAAGGAGTCGAGGAAAGGTTGCTACGAATGAAGGAGGATCAGTTAACGGGTCAGTTGGCCCAGCTTGCGGGAACAGTTTACATGACGGGCAGCGACCAGATGTACCGCATCCAGCGGTGGAACTGCATGCAGACGCCTGACCGAGGTGACGGGGGCTACGACATCCCCGGGTTGTGCCTCGACTGGAAGGGGTCACGCCTTCGCCCGGGACTACAGCCAACCAGTTACGTGCTACCCGTCAGGCCAAGGGAACGGAAACCTGACTGGACATATTGTCTGGTCGTTGTGGATGCCCGACAGTCTATGGCCTACTGCCACATCATGGGCTGGGTTAGCGACAAGGAGTTGGAAGGCAAACTGCAAACGTCAGGACTCTTTAATGGGGCACATGTCGTGGGGTATTCAGAGCTTCACCCGCTGCCAAAACTAACATGGGAACTGTAAAGATAAACTCACGCCAGAAGGGAGCCCGTGGTGAGCGAATGTTTCGTGATGAACTACGCGCTGCTGGGTGGCATGGCGAGGGAGAGAACGCCACGATACGTGGATGCCAGAACGCTGGCCGTGGCATCGGTGGAACCGCAGCCCCTGACATCATCGTCCCCTTGATGGCAAGGCTCCACTGGGAGATTAAGTTTAGGGAAAAGGGAACGCCAAGGTCTGCCCTTGAGCAGGCTGCGAGGGATGCAATGCCCGGGCAAATTCCGATAGTGGGTTTCAAGAAAAACCATGCTGATTGGATTGTCTGCATGAGCCTAGAGGATTTCTTTGAGCTATGCAGGCAGCTACCAGCCGAGTGGTTAAAAAGTAAGACATGACAACCATACCAAATAATAGCGACATGGAGCAGGCACTTCTCGGGTGCATCCTGCTGGACAACGACGGAAGCGTTCTCCCTGCGATAGTGAGTGAGCACTCCTGCATTAGAGACTACTTCCATGACGTGCGGTGCAGGATAATCTTCAACAACATGCTCAACCTGTTTGACTCAAACAAGAAAATCGAACTCATGTTCTTGATGAACGAGATCAAGAAGAACGAAGGCATGGAAGAGGCAGGTGGCGTGCTGTTCGTAACACACTTAACAGACAAGTCGCCGTCATCCTACAACTGGAAGAGCTACGCCAAGGAGTTAATGGGTTACTACATTAAACGGCGGCTACTAACGATTTGCAACGACACCGTTGCCCGAGTTTCACAGGAGCCCGAGGCAGAGAGAGCACTGGACAGGGTGCAGAAGGAGATACTTGCCGTAGCTCAGGAACACTCCAAGGCAGGAGAGAAGGATACCACGGCACTGGCCGCTGAGTATTGTGCCAAGTTGGCGGCGTCAGTGAACGACCCACATGCCATGACTGGAATCCTTACCAAGTACAACAGCCTCGACAATGTCCTTGGAGGGTTTAAGCCTGCTGAGATAATCATACTCGCTGCCCGACCGTCAGTAGGTAAGACGAGCTTCGCCCTTTGTGTGGCCCGGGAGGTGGCTGTTAACCAGAAGCGACCTGTCGGAATCTTTTCGCTGGAGATGTCAGCCTCGGCACTTGTTGCGCGACTCATTCACATGCAGGCAGAGATAGGAAGAGACAAGGCACTGGGCCACCTAACCCAGATCAATGAAGCAGCCAGCCAGATTTCAAGTGCACCGTTCCACATTGATGACAGGAGCGGCCTCTCAGTTCAGCAGATCACCGCCGCCGCAAGACGAATGGTACACCAGCATCGGATTGAGCTACTGGTAATTGATTACCTTCAGCTAATCCGAAGCACACGCGACAGGGGTAGCCGTAACGATGAGGTCACCGAGATCAGTAACGGATGCAAGTCGCTGGCCAAGGAGTTAAACATACCCATCATACTGCTCAGCCAGTTGAGCAGAAGCGCGGACAAGGACATGAGGCCGCCGAAGCTGTCGGATTTACGTGACTCGGGCTCGTTGGAGCAGGACTGCGACGTATGTTGCATGTTGTGGCGTGACCCTGAATACGTTGTCAACGATGAGGACAAGGTTCTACCCGTCAAGCTGTCGGTGGATAAGAACCGGGACGGAATGAGTGGAGTGAAGATCGACTTCCTTTTCATGCGAAACCTTACACGGTTTAAGGAGGCGAAAATTTACGCATGAGCAAACTGAATCAACTAGCCAAGGCCGCTGCCGATTACTTTCACGTTTCACTTGATGGCTTAAAGGGAAAGTCCCGGGAGGATATCTACACCGTTCCGAGGCACATCTGCCAGTGGGTTGCGCTTGACGCTGGCTACACCAAGCCAATTGTGGCGAGGTACTGGAACGTTGACCGAACCTCTGTCTACTACGGACAGAAAATTGTGGACAAGAAAATCAAGGCTGACGCAGCCGCAATGAAGGAGGTTAAGGCATTCATGCTTTTTGCCCGGGGTTACATGAACAAGAAAGCATGAGCGAGGAGGACATACTCATAGCTGATGGGCTTGAAGAAGCATTCGTTGGCGTGGCACAGCAGTTCAACACGCGCTTCGCTGTCTACGACAAGGAACAGGTACTCAAGGGGTACGTTAAGGAAGGCATGAGCGACGAGGAGGCAGAGGAATACTTTCAATTTAATGTGCAAGGCGCATGGGTTGGCTCAACAACCCCTGCCTTTATAACAAGGTGTAGAATAGAGGATATTTATGATGACTGAAAACAATACAGTGGAAAGCGGAATCGAAAACAAAGACCTGTCTAGTCCCGAGACAGACCCAGAGAAGATCAGGCAACTGGACGGCTTGCTCATGCCTTGGGATGTGGACTCAGCGTTTAAGACGCTCTATGTGTTGAGCATACTGGTAGAGAAGTCCGGGGGTAAAGGGGTTGGCTCCGAGGTTGTAGCTAAAGAGTTGGACATAGATGAGGATCGTGCAATTAGCCTCATCAAGGTGGCACGAACGGTAATCAGGAACCCCATGCCGGGAACCATCTCAAGGATTTCCCTTATGTATAAGGTTCTGTCCGACGCGCTTTACGCTATTCAAGAGAGTGAGTCCTCCGACCCAGAGTCAACTAGGCTCGCCACTGAGGCTCTGGCACGAGTAGAAGCTCAGGAACCAGAGGAGACGCCACCCGAGGCCGTTGAGGCATTCAAGAAAGAGGTGGCGAAGGCAACAGAAAAGACCAAGGATATTTAATGGACAACTCGTTAACAGTTACCGTGCCCCTATGGGTTGGCACAAAGGAAGCAGCGACAACCCTAAAAGTGAGTCCTTCCTACATCGCCGCAATCAAGAGGGCTATGGGAATCAGTCGGGCAAGAATTTTCCGATTGGATCGCCTTCTTGAATGGCTGGAAAAGCACCCTGATTTCCGAGCGGTAGATGCGTACCGCCAAAGGCAGCCTTCAACCCTTGAGCAACCTTCACAATCTCATCAGGCTTTATCTTGATGTAGATGTCGTGGACTAGGCTTGATGCGTGATTCACATACCGCCTTGCAAGTTGCTCCGGGATACCTGCCAACGCCATACGGGTTATGCAGGTGCGCCTTGTGTCATGGAAGCTGTGCTGCCCAAGCCCAATAGACTTAAACAGTGTGCTGAAGTTTGATGTCATTGAGTTCTCAGATACGTCTAAAGCATTTGAGCCATTGTTGATTATCTCCTCAAAGTAAGGGGTAGCTAATGGGCAAATAGGAACTTCATGGTTTGCGTACCCC